GAGCTCTAGCCCTGGAGCGGCTGAAGAACCAACGGAAGATAGAGCAGCGGCGGCGGTGGCTGAGGCCGAGCGGCTCATTGGAGCACGCGCCGAGCCTGGGCCAGGCTTCCGCCTCCCTAGGGCGGAGCCCAGGGCCGACGGTGGCCAGGCACGGCCAGGCTCGGAGGGCGAGCCAGACGATTAGATGGAAGCGCGCGGGCCCGACCCGGCATGGCTTGAACGCCCGGGTGTTATTTAAGTATCTACCCTCGACAATTCATTTTCTGCAAAAGAGGAGTCTTCGATGCCAGATCCCGAGCTAAAGCGCGAGCCCCGATCGTTGTGTGAATACTTCTCGCAGTTCGAGGAGTACGAGGGCACCGTCTGGTATGACGGGGATGGGGAGTTCGATGCAGCGTTCGTGGGGTTTGCCTGGCAGGCTTCTGTAGGTCCGATCGTGGTTTATGACCAGGACAAGGTGTTGGAGATCATGGTGGCTACGAGGGAGTACGACGGTGATGAGCCGATGATCGATGCGCTGGATGATTTTGGATACAACGTGCAGGGGACGTATGCGGGGGAGCGCACCCCCATCTTCCTGACTTACGTAGAAGACGGGGCTGTGGAGGATTTTTTGAAGCGTAAGGCTGGGGCTGAGTTGAGTGGGTGGTCGAGGGATATAGCTGCTGAGGGGGTCACAGAGATTAACTGATGCCGTTAGCACCCGCCATAGTCGATTACTTGTTTGACAAGGTGCAGTTCGAGCCTACGGACTTGCAGCGTGGGATCTTGGGTAGTCGCAAGCGGTACGTGTTGGTGAGTGGAGGTGAGCAGGCTGGGAAGAGCATGGTTGCGAGTAAGTATCTGCTGAGCCGGTTCATGGAGACGGAGGGAGCTGGGTTGTACTGGTTGGTAGCAGCGGACTATGAGCGTACACGAGCTGAGTTTGATTACTTGGTGAGTGATTTCGCTGCGTTGGGGGTTCTTGCTGAGTCTACGAAGCGTGTTGATCCGGGGCGGATCGTGTTGGCAGATGGGACGAGGATTGAGACCAAGAGTGGCAAGGACCCTCGGACGTTGGCAATGAGGGCGCCTAACGGGATCGTGGGGTGTGAGGCTAGTCAGTTGGACCATGAGACGTTCTACCGGATTCGGAGCAGGTTAGCGCCGAAGAAGGGTTGGATGTTCTTGAGTGGGACGATGGAGGGTTCGCTTGGATGGTACCCGCAGTTGGCCACGGCGTGGCAGGCGGGTGCTGGGGATGAGCAGAGTTTCACGTTGCCTAGTTGGAGTAATCATCATTTGTATCCGGGTGGCAAGGAAGACCCGGAGATTTTGGCATTGAGGGATAACAGTCCTGACCAGTTCTTTTTGGAGCGGATCGAGGGGATACCTTGTCCGCCGACCGGGTTGGTGTTTACGGAGTTTCGTGCTGACTTGCATCTTGAGGATGTGAAGTATGAGCCGGGGTTGCCTGTCCACATATGGATGGACCCTGGGTATGCGGGGGCATATGCGGTAGAGGTGGTGCAGATCGTAGATGAGCAGGTACGTGTGATCGATGAGGTCTACGAGAGAGGGCTTGTTACAGACGAGATTATCAGAGTGTGTCAGTCCCGGGAGTGGTGGCAGGACGTTCAGTTTGGGGCGATCGATGTGGCTGGTACTCAGCATCAGGCTATGGCGGCGCCGACTGAGGTGTGGTTGAAAGAGACCGGGTTGTACCTGGCGAACCAGAGGGTACGGATCAACGAGGGTACCGAGAGATTGAAGGCTTTCTTCAAGCCAGACCCGCTAAATGGTAGGCCGAAGATAGTGATATCGCCCAGGGCTGCTGGTGTGTTGAGTGAATTGGGAGCTGCGCCTAACCCATTTGATGGGCAGACGCGGGTTTACAAGTGGAAGACCGACCGTGATGGGAACATCGTGGGTCAGAGTCCGGAGGACAAGTACAACCACGGGGTTAAAGCGCTTATATACGGGATCGTGGATAGGTTCGGCTATGGGGTTATTCGTGATCGTGAGCGTATCAAGGTGAAGCATTGGTGATTGTAGATGGCTAAATCTGATTGCGATCCAGACGAGATCATGCAGGCTGTCAAGCGTCACGAGGATGAGACAGAGTCCTTACGTGAGCGGATGGAAGAGGACTATGACATCTATCGTCTGACGCCATTTGACGCTGGTGATGGTTATCAGGATTACACGAGTAACGACCCGCAGACATATGCAGACAAGATAATTGGCTGGTTGTCTGCTCACCGGATGATTATCAATGTTCCCCACCGGGGGGACCATCTGCAAGAACGTGAGCAGAATGACAACAAGGAGCGTTTCCTGATTGGGCTTTTGAAGGCTGTCGATGAAGAGTTGACTGTAAGCCTTGAGCCTAAATTGCAGCATACGTTGGCATCGATGATCTGTTTGCGTGGGTGGTATGCCGGTCGTGCTTTATTGGCCAAGGATGAGGAAGACGATACGACATACGTGAGTGTGCAGCCATGGGACCCGATGCACACGTACTGGAGCATGGGTAAGCGCGGGTTGGATTGGGCTTGCTACAAGACCAGGAGAACGTTGCAGGAGATAAGCGCTGAGTACCCTGATTTTGCGCTTGACGAGTGGACCATAGGGAACGAGAACCCTGATGAGTTCGGGTTGGACGTCTATGACTACTATGACCGGGATCAGAACTGTGTGGTGATTCAGGGCCAGTTCGCCAAGAAGCCGCAGGACCATGGAGCTGGGAGAGTTCCGGTGTTCTTGGGGATGGTTGGCGCTATGCCTCGCCTGCAGGGTCGTTTCAACGGGCGTTTAGATCCGGACATGATGGCTGATTACGGTGAGTCTGTCTTTAAGTCTAACCGTGAGCTTTACAAGAAACACAACTTCACCATGTCCGTGATGATGGAGATGGTAGCGAGGGCGCAGAAGCAGACAGTTTTGGTGCGTTCTAGAGATGGTTCTAAGTCTCTGGATGAAGACCCATACGTGGCTGGTAGTGAGATAAGCCTGGCTGATGGTGAGAATGTCGAGCCGCTGGGCTTACTTGAGGTAGCGCGTGAGACTGCGGCTTATATGGGGTTGGTGTCTGGTGAGATCCAACGGGGGTCGCTGCCTTTCTCTGTGTATGGGCAGTTGGACTTCCAGCTTTCAGGGTTTGCTATCAATACGCTGAGGCAGGGCATCCAGACAGTGCTTGAGCCCCGTCTGGACGCTATGAGGACTTGTTATACGCAGATATGCAACTTGCTATCTGACCAGTATTCTAGCGGGTCTTTCGATGCACTGGAGCTTGCTGGGTTTGGTAACAATCGTCAGTGGTTCAGTGAAGAGATCACCTACGAGATGATCGAGGGCGTAGGCGCCCCTGAGATCAATTTTGTGGGCAACCTGCCGCAGGACGAGATGTCCAAGATGTCGATGGCGCAGATGGCCCGTGAGGGCCCAGTGCCGTTGATAGATGACCGCACCATACGTGATGAGATCTTGGGTTTGCAGTCTGCTGATGAGGTAGAGAACCAGATCAAGGAGCAGATGGGCGAGCAGATACTGCCCGAGGCCCAGATGTGGACCATTTTGAAGGCTACAGAAGAGCGTGGGCGTTCAGACCTGGCCCAGTTCTACATGGGGCAACTGCAAGAGATCTTGATGCAGAAGCAAGCGATGCAACAGCAGATGATGATGCAGATGTCTGGAGCAGGACCCGGGATGCCTGACCCTGGTGGTGCTCCTCCCCCCGGTGCCCCTGGTCCTGGAGGGCTGCCTCCTTCACCTGCGGGTCCAGGTGGCGCCGGTCCTGGTCTTAGACCAGAAGTGATGCCTAATGCTGGATTGGGAGTGCCTCCTCCTACTCCTACACCCCAGGCTGGTCCTAACGTACCGCCTGGGTCTCCGCGTCCTGGAGGACAGAACGAGGTAGAACGATTAAGACGAGCTGGCCTGTTCGGGCCGAGGGGTTAGAAGATGCCAATCACAGTACAACAATTTGATTTCATAGCTGAGACTCAGGGTATCAACGTAGCTATGGCGGCAGCAGAACAGGCTGGAGGTATTACTGGGACCAGAGAGGCGCCAACTCAGATAGAAATGGGGGCTGGCGGTGTAAGCGGTGCTAGTGGAACTCAACTTGCTGGTGCTGGTAGCGGCTATATGCCAGGCACTGTTCAAACAGATACCTCTCAGGGCATTGGCGAAGCTGGTACAGCAGCTAGTGGCCAGACGTTAGCTGACATCATGGGTGGCACTGGTGATCGTGGCGGTCTTGCAACGGATGTGTCTACATCATCGGGACAAAGCCTTGCAGACCTAATGAATATGTTCCAAGGGGATACGTCCGCGTTTACCTCCAATGCTCCTGTTGTGGCACCTGCTCCTCTGGCTGTGCCTACTCCTGCGGAAGCGCTGATGACCAGAGCTACTGCAGGAGAGATCCTTACAGTTGCTGATATAGCGACATTAGACCCGACAGAGCAGATAGCGATCGTAGACCGGGTATTAGGGAATCTAGTAGGTCAATTGCAACAGTTTGGTAATGCATCTGATCAGGGTGGAATGGATAGTACCTTTAAGACTATTTATGAACTTTACGATAACTTTTATGCAATTGGTGGAGATGGTCCTGGGGGGGCTCATATCTATCCCTTGATGCAAAAGATTGCGCGAGATTATGGTTTTGGGGAGTTCTTTGAGGGCCAACAGCAGTATCTCGAAACTCGTGGCAAAGAGATGACTCTGCCTCCTGGCATGAAAGTGTCTGGCTCGGTAGGTGATCAGAACAAACAAGTCACAGACTTTTTGCTTTCTCATGCTTCACAAACCGATACCTGGGATAAAGCTACTGCGG